CGAGATTGTACCACTGATGTACTACACTTCTCATAGCTGAAAGCCGAGTAAATCCGCGCCTGGTAACGGAGTTTCCATTACCAATCGAAGATCTAACCCAGCTAGCCAAATCGGATGGTTTTCCACGCCATCTAAAATGGGCTAAGAGACGAACTTGTGTAGTTACGGCGTTTTCATCCATATAGCTATGGATCATAGGTGGACCCCACAATGAGGCTAATAAAAGCCCCATTCCGTCGAACGGGTAGCTTACGCTACTTTCTATCAGGTGCAACACGTAAAATCCCTCAAAGGTATTAACTTTTTGGTTTCTTACGTCAACACACCGAGTTGGTACAGCTTCATCCAAGTTCGAGATGAAGCCGCCATCACCTAGTGTTTCAGGTATCCTAACCCGCAAGGGTTTTGGAACTGAATTCACAAGACTGATGAACAGTGAGCGGAACCGAACATCACAGTATGAGCAATTGCCCATACGGTGTGCAAGGCGCCGAACACCGTTTGCCAGGCGGTAAACCGCCAGAACGTTCGACACTTTATCTTTTAGGTAAAGTGGCTTAACATCTATGCCTCGGTAATAATGGCTTCCACAGCTTTCCCTAAATACTGAGTCGAAATGACTCTTTTTTGTATTCATGGTGAAGCCGTAGAAAGCTACTAGCCGAGAGAAAACGTCTAAGCATTGTACGGGGACGATAACATCATCGCCGTACACACTCACATATTCACCGGCAAAATTGCTAGTGTCTATGCCAAGATATTCAGAGCAGCATGCAGCAACTGCAAAGAATATGAGTGATTCTAGCTGGAAAGTGAAGCCGTTTCCCATACTAGAAAACTTCTGCCAATAAATGGTAGAACTGCCTAGAGTGCCGAAATGGCTCCGACAAACATCCATCACATTAAACCAGTCAGGAGGTATTAATTCCCGAACAAGCTCCTTTGAGATAGAATCGCTTGCAGAACTAAAATCAATAGTAGCATTAAGTCCGTGTGAACTGGACAAAAATGCGAGCCGTTGATTTTTAGACTGGTCGCGTAAGTCGATGCCAACCCTTCGAAGTCTAAGGCCAATAGCCTCGCCAATAGCTTTTTGAAACCAAGAATTAAATCCTGGCTCAATTGCTATGACGCGGTTTGCCGTCGAATCTTTGGGTACAGTGACAACTTTATTACCAACACAGAAAGTCGGGAACGAAACGTTCTCAGCTAGCTGCTTCCACCAAGTAGGGTACTTCAATTCTACTAGGTTGAACTTACGGTTGATAAGAAAGGAGTACAAATCACGTGTGATTCCAACTTCTTGCTGGAACTTATTTTGTGGACAAGCATCTCTAGCCTTTAACAAGGTAGAGGCGCCTGGACCCCAATTGGCGAGATCAAAGAGGGATTCGCACTCAAAATCGCCCAGAATCTTAGCTATTTTACGTATAACTGCGTTATGCAGATAAACGATTTCACCCTTGTAATTAGGATGAAATGCTAAAGACCTGAAACGAAGATTTGTAGCCTTGCACTGTTCTTCATAAGCATTAAACTTACGAATCGCAGCTTCGTCCTTATTCCAAGAAGTCGATAAATCGGCATACTTGGATAAGAATTTAGTTGCGCAGTACGAGTCTGCCAGATCACTACTATTACAGTAATGATAAGGATTGAAAGAGAGATCGGCGAGTTGGTCATGCTCCTTGTACTTAAAAAGCATCCAACAAGCCAATGATCTCGGACAATCTAATGCAGCGAAGTAGTCCTGGATCCAACCGGACGAATCCGGTGCCACACGATAAGACCTAGCATACGAAAGTATGCTAGAAGCGTTGCTACGAGTAGTAGACATACGTTCCTCTCTAATGTTATCACACCGTCTAATCTTACGATTAGTAGGGGCGTTCGAAGTTCAATATTGCCGGAATCAACGGAGTCCCAGTTGCATCTGTGGGACTTGCGTCGCTTGCGTTAATAGTGGTTTCGAATAGCGATTTAAAGAGGCTTAAGAACAAAGTTCTTTCAGCCAAAGTAGACCGCGCAGGTAACATCAGTTCGAGTTTTGCCCACAAAGCGTAGGCCAAAGTAGGAGCCGGCTGAATACCGGTCATCGTACTAGGGCTTGTCACTTCAAGGGTAGGGACTCTGAGGTTCGTTGTGACCTTGTACATCCGCTCACCACCACCGCGAGGTGGCGGGGGACGGACAGACAGATCCAACGAGGGAAAACCGAGTTCGATTCCACCAACTCGGTCGACCCATCGTGCGACACCGGGGGCGTTAAACCCTTCGGGGTCAAACGTTCGGTCAACACCAACAGTTGTGCTCGTGGTTAGAGCAACATTACTGAGAAGCGTTGACGTCTTAATAGCGGCTATAGCCGACATATATGTAACTCCAGGATTAAAATCAAGAAGGTGAAATAGCCTAACTATTAACGCACCATATTACACAGCACGTCCTCGAACGGCAAGCCTTAGCAAAGCTATTCCGTTGGCGGTATGAGTAAAGCTAAAAGGATTCTCAAAAGAAGGAAACGTCTGACTCGGGAAACTAGTTAGTTTCTCTCGGGTAAAATGAGTCCATTCGACTGAGTACCTTCCAACCTCTCTACCGACACGGTTAGCAGCGTCGAACTTACCGTTATAGTTTATTTCACATATGTTCTTAACTTGTGTAAGCTGGGAACAAAACCCATCTAAAAAGGACCAACCTTGAAAAGCCGTAAGGCCATCAAGGTAGTCACCGATTGGATGGACCCAATCATACACAAATGAGAACGGTAATAGCTCCCAGGCTAGGCTCAGGGGGTTTGTTAGACCGAGTTGAGAAGCATAAGAAAGGGCTTGGTTACTCAACGAAAAACGGATACCAAACTTACAAATTGTCTTCCGATAGCATTCAACGTTTCCGTTGATATACTTATCTTTATACAATAAGGCAGTTGATTGTCCGCTTCTGTTGGGATACCGGTTAACCTCTTCAAATGTCTCCTTAGCGCTCTGGTATCGAATCATACGGTTGTTAACGGTATTATTCGCCAACATCCGCATAGAGTTTCTAATCTCCATCAGCAGAATCTTCCATCCATATTGCATCTCGAGCCAATTGTTGGCAAGGGATACACTGGATTTCGGCTTCGGCTTTTTGATCTTGGAACCTCGTATTCCATTCCAAAGAACATCAACGGATTCAGGATATCGACCTTGACGCAATAAAGTGAGACTTTTGGCAATCTTTTTGGTGTTACCACCAATCAGTTTGTCAAGTTGTCGCCACTGAATTATGTCTTGACCGATATTAATGTTAGTACCAAGTCCTGATCCGTTAATGAGCTTCTTAATGGTTTGATTCTTTAAATCCTTATGTGAATAAGGCAGATGACCAGACTCGTCCGCGAGAAAACCACTAGTACCCGTCCAACGCGAAATCCAAAAAGGATTCCCAAATTGGTCGAATGTACCAACGTGATTTTCTTTGCGATAAGCCTGAGAGTCCTTCAACTTAGTAATAGTGATAGATACCGGATTAATAGGTAGCTGTCCCTTTTTCTTAAGTTTAGAAAAACCTGGTGTCGTCGTTCCAGTGACGAGACGCTGATAAGTGACGTATTGTGTTGGCGCCGTTTCGGCGTATGGCACGTTACTTCGCTCACTAGCGTTAACGAAACTGGCATAGATAACACCAGTGGGTTTCTTTGAGGAGGAAACTCCAGGTACCGAGGGCCGCTGATTAGGTAATAATCGGCGGTTGCGGTAGTTCGCGAGAGCTAAATTCGCTAAACTACTGGGAGTCAGATCTTTCTGAAATCTAGAAGGAACTTTGTGAGTCGGGGGAAGTATCTTAGCACCAGGGAACGATGGCCAATTAGGCCGCGGCCCCGATATTGGGATATCAACCCACTCACTCGGATCAGATAGATCATCAGCGGGTATTCTTACGAATATCCGCTCTGGCAAGTAACGGTATCTAGCGAGGAGAGCCTTAGAAGGCAATTCACGATAGACCGGAAACCAAGTCAGAGTAAGATCAAAACTAAAGGGAACGTATCCAGGTATATAACGCATAAACCGTAGGATGGGCTTCAAATACCGCTTGTCATTCACTATAAAGTTAACTGGCTTGAGGACGAAAGAATTAACGTCTTCAGGCTTAGAAAACCAAATAATAGAATTACCAAGCAGGAAGAGAAGCTCCACCGTAGTGGCTCTGCGTGTAATACTAAGAAACGTAGCCGGTCTGCTGATTAATGCAGCCCACTTAATCTCGCCGTATGAAGCCATATCAACCTCGGAAAAGAAGTTGAAAGACCCGCACAGCGATGCTGTGATTTCTAGTGTCTTGGTGGCAAATAGTCTCCCAATCTACAGGTAGGAGAACGATTAACACAAATAGATATAGTGTTAGACGTGACTGCCTGCGGACTTTATAGGGGGACATATTTTCCTTACCATGATAATTAGAAACTAACGGTTGCAAAGCCGTTAAACGCACCCGATTCATGATACTAAGTTACTCAATCGAGCAAAGGCCACGTCGGGCAGGTTCAAGGAGAAAAGAAAAATCTCATGAGAACCTTTCCGGACAACGACCATTGCACGAACGGGAACAGATCTGATGTCATCAGAAGAATGATAACCCCAGATATCTGTTAGCCAAGAGTCGAAACACTTGAGCGCACAGTCGGACGAACGACTTAAGACGGTGAATTGAGGAAGGCCGATAAGAATGCAAAACCGGGACAGGACTTTCATCCTATTCTCGGGATGGCAACTCTTTAGGTCAATCTCAAGACAACGACTCGATTCGATCGTACAATGCTGAGCGTTCACAGTTTCTCCTTAGTAAAATG